GGCTGCTCACGATCCCCTGAAATCGCTGCTCACGATGCTCTGAAATCCTTGCTCACGATCCCGCAAAATGCCCGCTCACGATCGTCTGAAATCCGTGCTCACCATCCTCTGAAACACGCATCCTTGACGGTGTGGCCGGTGTTGCGCTCATACCAATTCCGATTGAGGTCCTCGGTGACGGTGCCGAGTTGCACCACCAGATTGTCCGAGAGATCCTCGGGTGCGATCTCGCCGCGCTTCTCCCGCCACAGCCGCACCAGCCGCGCCTCGTCCTTGCCCATGATGACCCGTGCATCGGAGCCGCCGATGAACGAGCGGCGGTCGTGATGCAGCGATTGCTGTGACATCCGCGCCGTTCGCGCTCGGCTGGTCGGGGCCCGCAGGCGAGAGCGCTGCGTCCCGTCGTCGGACGACGCGGGCTTTGGCCGCTCCGCTCGCTCAACCTGATCGGCGGGTGCCGCGGAAGACAGCGGCGCCGCAATGTGTGAGGACGATGCGTCATCCAACGGATGATCGTCGGTTGCAAGAGCCGGCGCGGGTTGATGCGGAAGCGGGGATGCCTCTGCGGCGGATGGCGTAAAACGCGGAACGCGAACTGACACGGGGATCTCCATAATCGGCAACGCGGCAACATCGCCGCAGTGCCGCAGCCCCGCACAACCCAAGCGGTCGCGGGGCGAGATCCCAAAGCACACGCCGTGCGTGTGCCGGGCAGGGAGGGCATCGAGGCCCCACCTATCCGTGACGGTGTCGCGGTTCGATGACCCCGGACACCGTCGTAGCGGCGCGCAAATCCCTCAAAAATCCCTGGTCCCGCGCGCCGGCGCACCGACACTAGTGCTCCGATCGTGCCCCGATGCCAGTCCTTTTCGAGCAAGATTGTTGCTCTTTGCGGCGACCACCGTGCAGAAAGTTCGCCTCGTCCCGCCTGATCAATGCCGAGCCCTTGATTGCTCAGCACGCTGCGATCGGTGCTTCGCGCAGCATTATTGACAGCATCGTTCGGGCGGGGCATCACTCAATAAAACATAAGTATGGGTTTCATATGCAGCTCTATAAGCGCAACCAGGTGGAAGAGGCGATCGCGCTGATCCTGGGCCGTCATCAAAATGTCTCAGCTGCGGAGTTGCGGATGCGTATCAAGCGCGTTCTGGACGCGGATCGCGCCGGCGGCTGTGTAAAGCGTTCGGACGATCCCGAACGATCCAACTATGCCTTTTATAGCGATGAATCCCCAGGCAAAGGCGTCGAGGTCAACTTTACAGGATACGAAGCGTTCGCCCTTCAGATCGCCATGCGGATGCTTGACCACGGCTGGCCCCAGGGCTTTGTCGTCAGTACGCTGCGTCGAGTCCGGTCAGACCTCGAGGCGGCTCATCGGCGGATTCTTCGTACCGAAGCGCGATCACTTTCTCCTCTACGCGAACAGTATCCAGGAAGCCTCGTTCCGACCCGTTCGGGTCCGGAGTTTCTTCTGATCGTCTCGGATCCGTCGTCGGGTCAATCGAACTCTGCAAAAGCCTATGCCCGGCTTTTCCGGGATCAGCAAGCCGCGTTCAAGTTTCAACTCGAACGACCAGGTCGCTCATGCACCTGGCTTGAACTGGTCTCTCCGGCCGTCGCGCTCCATCGTCAGCTTCAACAGATCGAGCCGCGCAAGCGCGGTCGCAGCAGCTAAATCGTTCACAAAAACAGAGGGGTAACGCGTCATGGCACGACAAATTAAAACCCAAGTACAGACTTCAAATAATCTCATTCTCGACAAACAGCAACTTCAAACCGTCTTTGCGCCGATCGCCAGCATCACGCCGAACCCACGCAACGCGCGCACCCACGCGAAGAAGCAGGTCAAGCAGCTGGCTTCCAGCATCCTCGCGTCTGGCTATTTCTCGCCGATCCTCGTCGACGAAAATAACGTCATTATCAACGGTCATGGCCGCTACCTCGCCGCGCAACAGCTCGGGCTTCGCGAGGTGCCGGTCATCAAGCTGACCGGCCTAACGCAAACCTCAAAGCTGGCGCTAGCGCTGGCGGACAACAAGATCGCCGCCAATGCCGGATGGGATCGCGAGCAACTGGCAAAAACGCTGGCCGAAATTGGTGCTCCGCTCGCGGAACTCGGCCTCGATATCGAGATCACCGGCTTTAGCGTCGCGGAAGTCGACACGCTGTTGGGCGACCTCGTCGATCCCGAACACGAGCCGGCCGACGATATTCCGGCGCTCAAGGAGACCGCCGTCAGCCGGCGCGGTGACGTTTGGACGCTCGGCAAACATCGTCTTCGCTGCGGTGATGCCAGGGAGGAGGTCGACTGGCAGGCGCTGATGCAGGGCCAGCGGGGCGCGGCGGTGTTCACCGATCCGCCCTATAACGTGCCGATCGAATCCGTGGTCGGCCGCGGCAAGACCCGCCACCGCGAGTTCGCGTTGGCATCCGGCGAGATGAGCGGGGCGCAGTTCACGGAGTTCCTGACGACCGTCGTTCGATTCCTGGCCGTGCATACCGCCGATGGCTCGGTCCACTACATCTGCATGGACTGGCGGCACCACCAGGAGCTCGCCGAAGCCGGTCGCGCGGTCTACGGCGAACTGCTCAACATCGTGGTCTGGGTCAAAAGCAACGCCGGGCAGGGCAGCTTCTATCGCTCGCAGCACGAACTGATCTTCGTCTATCGCAACGGCGCGGCGCCCCACCGCAACAATGTCGAACTGGGACGCCACGGCCGCAACCGTTCCAATGTCTGGCGCTACGCCGGCGTCAACACGTTCCGGGCGGGGCGGATGGATGACCTCGCGGTGCATCCGACCGTCAAACCGGTCGCCATGGTGGCGGACGCTATCCGCGACTGCACCAGGCGCGGCGACATCGTCATCGATGCGTTCATGGGCGCGGGCACGACCATTCTCGCCGCTGAGCGTGTCGGCAGGCGCGCCTTCGGCATCGAGATCGATCCGCTCTATGTCGACGTCGCCGTTCGCCGCTGGCAGGCGTTCACCGGCCAGGATGCGATCCTCGAGGCCACCGGTCAAACGTTCGATGAGGTTGCCGCGTCGCGTGATGACTCCGTCGCGCGGAGGGTGTCATGAGCCGCACCCGCAACAACGGAGCACCGGGTCCGGATCGCGATCCGTCCGCCCCGCGCACCCGCAAACCCAAAACGCCGGCCGATCCGGCGATCGCTCCGGATGGTAATGCGCCGGGCGCCAGCACAAACGACCATCGCAAGGATGCGCGCTCAGGTTCGCGCGATGCCAACTACGCGGTGGGGTACGGCCGTCCGCCGCGACAGCATCGGTTCAAGTCAGGTCAGAGTGGCAATCCGCGCGGACGCCCAAAAGGTGTTCGCTCGGAAGCCGACATCCTGAACGCGCTACTGAACAAAAAGATCACCATCCAGGAGCGCGGCCGCCCTCGGCAAATCTCGGTGCTGGAAGCCATTTACCACCGCATCGCCCAGAACGGTCTCAAAGGGGGAGATATCAAATCCGCGACCTTCCTGCTGAACCGGATGGCCGCGGTCGCCCAGCGTAGCGGCGATCAATCCACCGAGATGAACGAGGACGACCGGGCCGTCCTCGAAAGCTTTGTCGCGCAAATCATCAGCTCACAGCAAAATGGAGGTAGCAAATGACGTTCCGCGATCAAAAGAAGGCCCTCGATGCGCTTTTCCGCACGAACTTTAATGCCTTTCTGCACCGCTGCGTGCTGACGCTCAATCCGGGAGCCACGTTCCTGCCGAACTGGCACATCGACGCCATCAGTTGGAATCTGAACGAGGTGATGGCGGGGCGGACGCAGCGCCTCATCATGAATATGCCGCCGCGCCATCTCAAGTCGTTGGCGGTCTCGGTGGCGTTTCCCGCTTTCCTGCTCGGACACAATCCGCGCCGTCGCATCATCTGTATCAGCTACAGCAACGACCTCGCCGCCAAGCACGCCGCCGATTTCCGGGCGATCGTCGAGGCGCCCTGGTATCGCGCCGCGTTTCCGAACATGCGCATCGAACGCATCGCCGATTCCGATGTGTTCACAACGCAGCGTGGCTATCGGCGCACCACGTCGATCAACGCGACGCTGACCGGATTGGGCGGCGATTGTTTCGTCCTTGACGACCCGCAAAAGCCCGTCGACGCCCAATCCGACACCCAGCGCAACGCTTTGTCTCAGTGGTTCTCCAACACGCTGCGCTCGCGGCTCGACAACAAGGACACCGGCATCATCATCGTGGTGATGCAGCGGGTCCATATGCAGGACCTGTCCGGCTACCTGCTCGAACAACCGGACGAGTGGCAAACGCTCCGCCTCGCAGCCATTGCCGAGGAGGACGAACGAATCCGCACCGGGCCCGATACGTATCATGTCCGCCGCGCCGGCGAAGCTTTGCATCCGGAGCGCGAGTCGCTTGCGACGCTGGAGAAGCTCCGCGCCGAGCTCGGATCCGATGTCTTTGCCGCGCAGTATCAGCAAGCGCCGGTGCCGCCCGGCGGCGGCATGATCCGGCGCGAGTGGCTGCGCTACTACGACGAGGTTCCCGAGCGCAACTACCGCAGCAAGCTGATCCAGAGTTGGGATACCGCCGCCAAGAACGGCACGCAGAACGACTGGTCGGTCTGCACCACCTGGCTGGTGATCGACCGGGAGTTCTACTACCTGCTCGATCTCACGCGCGGCCGCTACGACTATCCGCGCCTGCGCGATACCGCGGTCGAGCTTGCCGCGCGTTTCAAGCCCGACACAATCCTCATCGAGGACGCATCGACCGGCACGGCGCTCGCGCAGGACCTCAAACGCATGGAGCAATGGATGGCCCGTCTCGTCAAGGTCGAGCACGACAAGGTCGGACGCGTCTATGTCCAGCAGGGCAAGTTCGAGGCCGGCAAGGTGCTGTTGCCGCGAAATGCGCATTTCCTGCGCGAGCTCGAGGCCGAGCTCCTGACCTTCCCACAGGGCAGGCACGACGACCAGGTCGACAGCATCACCCAGGCGCTCGCCCACAAGCTCTACGGCTACGATGCATCCCTGAGCTGGGTGATGGGCGACGACTGAGCCGTCCAGGGTCGGGGGTGCCAATCGACGGGCACGTGATTGGCACCCCTGACATCACTGTGGTCGCGTGTCGGCTTTCGCGTCCACCGCCGTGTCGCTGTGGCTTTGAGACGAGCGGGCCGCTGCGCGTTGCCGGTCGGCGTACGGGCAGGCTTTGATCTGTCGAGATCGATCACGCCTTCGCCGCCAGCAGGGCTTCGGCGCGCTCAGCCAATGCGAGCAGCACGCCTTCCTTAAAATACCCCGCGAGCGCGCCTTCGCTGAGGCGGTCGGAGCGTATGATCGTGGTGAGGACTTTGGCGATCTGATCGACGGTCGCGCCAGCAAGCGATGCCTGGTCGCGCATCAGCCTTTTGGCCTCGGGTTCCCTGGACCATTCCATCCAGTCGAAGTCTTGAACCCAGCCGACATCGTAGGTCATGGCCTCGAAGCGCGTGAGCAGGTCACTCATCTCGAAGGACGGCATGGTCAGCGGATCATCGAGCGTTCCCGAGCCGTTTTGATCCGACCATTTGCCAGCAGACGCGTCGGGATCGCGCAATTGCGGTCCGAACGCGGCCAGCATCTGCTACATCGCAGTGGTGTCAGGCTGTCGCATGATCGCGTTCGGTCTCCTAAATGGAATCATAGTTGGGAAACGCGCTCCGCAGCCGCTCGATCGTGGTGCGCCATTTCGGGGTTTTGGGCGCGCAAACGCTATTGGTGTTGCCGAACAGTCCGGGCTCGTTGACGGCTTGATCCTCGGTGACGGTTTG